ATCTGAAAACAACGAAGTCACCATTCTTACAGAAGATTCAACAGTAAAAATGCAACATATCAAAGACATGATATCTCAATTGTCACAGACAGAAGATGGGGAACCTCTTAAGGATGCAATGCAGAAACTTAAACAGGCTCTTAAGGAAAATCCTGTAGCTTGTGCAATGCTTCTTCCAGAAGATATTGGTGAATGTGTTCGTGTATTAATGAAGATAACAGGCCGGGACTTGGAGATGCAATCTTCTGGCAAATCAAAAGAAAAGAAACAGAAGTTTGATTTCTCTAATGAAGATACTCTCAAAGAACTTGAGAATGATCTATTCTAAAAAAACCAGATTAGCAATTCTTCAACTTCTTGCAGAAGGTAATAATCGTAAAGAAATTGCCAGAATTCTAAATAAGAATCATCATAACATTACCGAATCAGTACGCCATATGCGTAATTTAATAGGTGCAAAAACCACAGTTAGATTGGTCGTAATGTTTCGTGAAGGTCTTGCTCCAAAAAACTTTCCATTCAAACAAAGACAAAGGAAATCAAAATGAAATCAACACAAGATTTGTGTATATGGCTCAACAAGGTTGAACAAGCTCTTGGAATTGATGCAGAAAACAAAGTGCTTTGCATTGAAGTTTTCTCAGATAAGTCCTTTCGGGTAAGCAAGCACAATGGAGACAGTGTTGATATTATCTATGACTCTGATATATCTCCAGATAAAGAAGATATAAACGATCTTCCTTATCAAAGTGCAACTGAGTTTGCCAAACTCATTTCACAACAATAACATGCAAACAGACGAATACTTTGCCTTCTTTGCCGGCCTAATCACAGGACTCTATCTTTCTCTTGTCTTATACTGCTGGAATCAATTCATCAATGACTGGTTCCACAAGAGCTAAAAGAAGATGGACTACCAAATAGATATAGCACAACTGCTTAAGAAACCATTTCACTCAGACAATCCTCAACAGTTGTCCTATTCTCTCCTTGGTGATTTCCATGAATGTGAGCGTAAATTTCAACTTAATCGCCTTCTTCTTAATCCAAGTATTCATGGCAGAGAAGAAATGCCTTGGCATGTTAGGGGAACAGCATATGGTGCCGGCATTCAAGCATACATTCTCACAGGAAATCTTGATCTGGCACTTTTCATTATATGGCTTGCTTATTATCCTGAGCTGGAGGACTTGGAGCGTGTTCCAACAATCTCACAAGCACGTACTCTTAACAATCTTGTTTTATCAAAAGACAAGCTTGATAAGATACGACAGCGTTACGAGGTAGCAACATTCAATGGAAAACCAGCAATTGAGCTATCATTCAAAATCAAAATTGACAACAAATGGTTCTATACAGGGCATATTGATCTTGTTCTCTTTGACAAAGAACTTAAAATCTATGTGGTCTTGGAAGTTAAGACTACCTTATACAAAATTGCAGATTTACGTCCATTGTATCAAAACTCAGCACAGGCATTGGGTTATTCTATTATTCTTGACAAGATCGTTGGTGCTGACCAAAATCAGTTTGGCACTCTATACCTTGTGTGTAGAGATAAGAATAACAAAGATTTTATTCCCGATATTGAGCTTTTTCCATTCAACAAAACGATCATTGATAGGCTCAAGTGGTTCTACACACTAGGAATGGATGTTGAAAGACTCAATAAGATGGATGAATTGGGAATCTTTCCTATGCGTGGGCATTCTTGTCTCAAGTTTGGCAAGGTTTGCACACATTTTGGTTTTTGTTCAACATCAGCCGGCGACTTACAACGCAAGGAGCAAGAAGATAAGCAGAAATATGACTTTGTATTTGAACTTAAAGACATCATCGACGATCATCTCAAAAGGATACCGAAATGACAACTCTTGACGATCTCTTGAGCAAAGCTTTTGATGAAATAGAAGAATCAACCAAACACAAACACGTAACAAGAGAGCACAAAGAGATTCATCCAGATGCAACAGGTTGTATCTATGAAATACAATCACCCATTCTCAATACATTTGACTACTGTTCATCTCTTGAAGAAGCTCAAATGGTAGCAAAATCTCACTATCACGAATATTCAATATGGAAAATTTTTGTTGGCTCACAGAAGCGAATCTGTGTTCAAACATTTGAAACAAGGCAGTACAATAACGCAATGCGAGCAGCATTCCGAAAAGGATTTGAATGAATTCGGTGACACTCCCGCATCATCAATTACAAGCAGAATTCATGGACTTATGTAAGATGAAGCGTTACATGCTTCGCAGTATTATTGTATCTAGTATGCTGACACATCCTCAATTCTTACAACAGGTTGAACTTTGGTCACGTCTTATAAATGAAGAAGTAAACATTGAATTACGTCAAACACTTAATGACTTACTTGTTCAACCTGGGTTCTACATGAGTTCAGAAGAAGCTCGTTTAGCATATGTAACTAAGTTGGCCGACGACATAGTTGATTCTGTGTATGTAATTGATGGCCTATCCAATCTCTTTGGACTTCCACGTAATATGTTATTTGATGAAGTTCATAGATCAAATATGGCAAAAGCTCAACCAGATAAGGATGGCAACTTAATAGTCATGCGTCGTGCAGATGGCAAAGTTCTAAAGCCAATTGGTTGGCAGCCTCCTAATCTGAAAAGCATCATTGAAGCATACACAAGAATCCCATGACACCTGACGACAATATCAAGTTTGCAGAACACTTCAAAACTGCACAGAATTGCTTGCGTGACATAACAATCAACAACATGCTTCAAGATCAGCAGTACAAAGAAATTCTTAATAATCTCACAGAAGCTTGTCTTGCACTACAGTCAATGGCTATCATTATGGCAAGAGAAGCAATCAGAAAGAACTTTTCAGACTTTTCTTCCAATGTAAGGAAGGACATTCAAGAGACTATTGGCAAAGATACCTAAAGGACAATCATGTCAATGACTGATGAGGTTATCGGTAATAATGAAGATGCTTATGAAGCTGCTTTCCAAGATGGTTGGGATGCTTGTCATAAGCGCTTTTCTGATATTCTTAAACATTTTCCATTGCAATGTGCTTTCATAACTGCAAGACTTCCCTTACATCCATCACAACCTGATGAAATAATTGAACATCAAGACTGGTTAATGGCACAAGGACATAATCCAAAGGCTTAACAACATGCAGTTATACCCAGACTCTTTTAAGCAAGTTGTTCTCACTCTTGAAACATTCACAAACGGCCCAGATATTCCTGATATCCTAAACACATATGAGCTTAAGTTTGTTCTTAATATCCTTAAGCGCATAAAAAGAAATCAAGATTTCTCAGAAGGACAGCGCAACTTTGCAGATAGCACCTATAATAAGCTAGTTTGGTTAGGATATGTAAAAGAAAATGAGACTAACAGAGATAGCAAAGGCAGTAAAGCAAGAAGGTAAACCTCTTGATTGCTGGAATCTTTTGGTCTATGGTGATCCCAAGACTGGTAAGACACGCTTGGCTGCAACCATTGCTAAGGTTCCATATATTAAGAATATTCACTTTTTTACCTTAGAGAATGGCCGGCAAACCCTCATAACAATGTTGAAAGACAAGATTCTCACAGAAGAACAGGCAGAGAAGATTATTGTTTACACGATTCCAGACACTCGTGATCTTCCAATGGGCATGGAAACAATAATGAAGATTCTCACATCCTACAGAAATAACATCATATGTGAAGAGCATGGTAAGGTTGATTGCACTGATTGTGCAGTTAGAGAACCAAGTAAAACTGTGGCCGGCGCAGAAGTCAAAGGTAAGATTGCCAGATATTCTGGTCAGCCATTTAACCTTAAGACTCTTACCAAAACTGATTGTGTAATCATTGACAATCTTTCACAACTTACACGTTCAATCATTGCATATAGCACAAAAGGAAGAGATTATGAATTCAAGCCTGGTTGGGATGAATTTGGCCTGCTTGGGCGTGTTCTTGGTGATGCATTAGGTGTTATGCAAGCTTGCTCAAATACCAATTTCATTGCAACATCTCATAGAATTGGTGTGCGCTTTACAATTGAAGGTAAAGTTGCAGATACAGATGAAATAACAGATGAAAACACAATTGAGAAATACTTTCCAGCTATTGGTTCTAAGAATTTCTCAATGCTAAGTGCAGGTTTTTTCTCTCACATTATCTACATTGAAAAGAAACTTAATCAACATAAAGGAGGTTCTGCAACAAACTATAACAAGGATATTCTTACTGGAAGCAGAGGTGGCTGGAGAATGGAGGATGAAAAGTCTCTTGATCTTGCACCTTTGTTTGAGAAACTCGTGAAAGAATCTTAATGTCTTTTCAGAACACACCTTTTAATCTTATTTACTTGCAGAGGTATCACCCATTATCAATTTTTCCAAAGGAAGATGCAACAATGCCACCGGAAGAAGTGAAAGTAACAGACGAAACAACTCTTACCTTGCTTGATCTTGACACAGTTTCCAGCCTGTCTTTCGATGATCTCGAAGAGGCACCTGGATTTATTATTCCTCCAGCTGGTGTCTATGATCTCTTGGTTGAAACAGCCAAGCTGGAAGAGTACGTCAAGAAAGCAAAGGATGGGAAACCTGCTTCCAAAGGACACCGTATTGCCCACTACTACTTGGTGGAACAGGTGGAAGAACTGGTTGATCCAAAAGAACAGAAGCCAGCCGTCGGAAGCAAATTCTCGGAACGTTTCCAACTCAATGAGCAAGGTCTCAAATACTGGAAAACAAAAGCCAAGCAAATCCTTGGGGACTCTGTTGACGGTGCAAATCTCACTGTTGCCAATGTCATCAAGGAACTTGGGGCCGGCACGTACCGCATCAAGGCAAAGGTGGCCTTGAAAGTTACGGATGGAACTGGGGAGAATGAAGGTAAGAAGTTTACCAACATTCAAATCCGTGTGCTTGATCGCAAGATGGAACCCCCTCTGCCTGCCTAAGTAAGCAACACAGTCAATGAGTCAATGAGTAAAGGGGCACATCTTGTTGTGTGTTGTTTGATAAGCATGACAGGATGTTGCCCCTTGTTTTTCAGAATAAGGAAGAAAGATGAAAAGAAAAAGGCATCAACAAAGAAGAAAAAAAATTGCAACAGATACAGGTAATCTTATGGGAAAATTACACACACAACATCTCAAAGATGCAATGAAAGATCTAGAAGCAAAAGCCACAGATTATGCAAGAGCCAATACTGTATCAATGTTAGATAGACGCAAAGCTCAACGTCGTGAGCGCTCAACCATTCTTCAAGAAGCTGAATATCTCATATATGGTGAAAAGAACAAAACATACAGACACCCAAATGAGAACTTCAAAAACATCAAAAATCTTTGGAACTCTTATTTCATTGCAATCAATCAACGCAACGCAATTAGCCATAATACCACTGATATTCAAGAAATTGACGTTGCAGCAATGATGGTCTTAATGAAAATTGCACGTATTGCAACCAATATAAATCATCTTGAATCTTGGGTTGATGTTGCTGGATACGCAGGATGTGCAGAGAGAATCATTAAGAACAAATAATGCATAGACATTTTGTTGTTGTGATAGATAACTGGATGTTTGAAAACTGGCATCTTTATCATTGGCAACAAACAGGAAATAAAAAGTATCAGTGGATGGAATATAAAAAAGTATTTTAACAATGCAAATCCTTGTCAACTATGATCCTAAGGAAAAACAACAACTTCCCATAGTTGCAGGGATACTTAAGCGTCATGGAATCTCTGCAAAAGCATCATCAGAAAGCTTTGGAATTTCAGAACTTCTAAATGCAGCAAAGAAAACAGGTTCTCAAGGTATCCTCTTATGCAATGAAGGCACCTTAAAAAACTGTGTTCAAGTTCCAGTTAAAACACAGGCGACTCTCTCAACATTTCGAGGGAGTCGTCTTAATTTTTCTATACCTGCAATTGTTTGTGCTCCATTAGACCAAATTCACACCCTGCAATATGGAAATTTTTTGTTAGACAATGATATTAAAAAGTTTAAGCATCTAAGCAGGCCGCCGATTCAACTTAAGTTTAAGGTGTGTGAGACTGTTGATGACTTTTTGTATGCAGTTGGCGCATTAAATCAGTGTATCTTCATTTCAGCAGACATTGAGACTGACGGCCATAGCCGCATAACCTGTATTGCATTTACAGGTGTTCTTCCTAATCTTAACACAACAACCTTTGTAATTCCTTTCATTGATTTTGGCATGGATCATTGGCCGACAGAAAAACAGTATGGCTTTGCAATTCAAATGATGCGTGATATCTGTGCCAATGATGTTCCCAAGATGTTCTACAATGGAAACTATGATTGTCAATATCTTATCAAATATCATGCAGAACCAAATAATTGGGTGCTTGATACAATGGGATTACTTCATGCACAATACGCAGAACTCGAAAAGAACTTAGCTTTTGCTGCATCCTTACATTGCTTTGATTATTACTATTGGAAACTTGAGGACTCACTAAGCAAAAAGAACAAAGAAATACGTGGCTATTGGGGATACTGTGCAAAAGATTCATGGTATCCTGCTCGTATTTTTATTAACATGATTCAGGAGGATTACCCATCATATGCTGTTTCCAATTACCAGCGTCTTTTCAAGCTCTGCTATCCATGCATATACTGCGCTTTTGAGGGAATTAAGATCTCAGAACCAGCTCGTTTGGAAGCCAGACAAACATCAGAAGATGAACTTTCTAAGAGATCAATTGCACTTAAAACAATGGCAGCAAACCCAAACTTTAATCCAAATTCGCCAAAACAAGTTGCAACATTTCTGTATGACATCATTGGTGCAAAACCTGTTCCTATTAAAAACAAACAAACAGGAAAGTATGAAACAAAGAAGAGTACAGATAAGAAAGTCTTACAAAATAAAATTGCGACGCAACATCCTCTCTTAACACGAATCATTGAAGATATAATCTCATATCGAGAAGAACAAAAAGCAATATCAACATATTTTGACTTCTTAAAGTACAAAATGCCAGATAGCTCTTGTCGTCTCTTATACAGCATGAGTCCATTCACAACAGATACAGGCAGATTCTCAAGCAAGCAAAGTAACTTCCGTAAAATGGATTATGAAGAAGGAAAACCAATATCTTATGGAACTCAGATTCAGAATCAACCAACAGATGGTTCTACAAAATCATTCTTAATTGCTGATGAAGGCTATGAGATGGCTGAAGCTGATAACAACAAATCAGAAGCAAGATGTGTTGCTCTGCTATCTGGCTGTCGCAAAATGCAAACGGCAATCGAGTATACAGAACGTGACTTCTATAAATCTCTTGGTCCACTATTCTTTGGAATACCATACGAAAAAGTCTCAAAAGAGCTTCGTAACAGTGCATTGAAACACATAGTTCACCAAGCAAACTATCTTGGGGGATGGGAAGTATTTATCAACAGAATTGGAATCAAAAAAGTTTACGAAATTGGAGCAATGCTTGAAAAACAAGTAG